AGAAAATCATCCGGTTTCTAGTCCGGATCTATATCCTTCGATATAGCCATTAAAACTAGGACAGATTTATCTAGTAGGCTAGATACCTCCTAGGGTTTCTGTATAAAGAAATTTCATATTCTACACAAAACCAAACTTATGAAACTGTCAAGACGGTGAAAGACCGTCGAGAATTTCCTTTTAATAAGGTTGTTCCATTAGTAGGCTTTGTATACAATATGCTAAACCTTTTGATGTTTTCTCGTAAAAGCGAGAAAATATCTTTAGGCCTGCGAGACTTCGTTCCACTTTTGCTCTATATATCAAGAGTTTGAAAAACTCGTGGTATAAAAGAGTGCATAGCTAAGGTAAAAGCTATGCGCGGGAACTTTATGAATTACCTTTCTGGTAATCCTATAAAAATTCCTGGAGTGAAACTCCGAAAGTCCGGTATCCCTGTTCCCTTTGGGATCCTAGCTATCAAATTAGAACAAGGAAAAGTTCCAACCTTTGGGTTGCAACTGATTCTTACTGTTTTAACTTGTACTAGGGCCCTTAAAACAGAACCCAACCCTGATTTGCAAACAATTACTAAGCTCCCTAACAGGGACCCTAATGATTTTATTGCTTTTCGAGCGGTTGCTTTCTGAAAGGCTTTAGGATACCGTCATTCAGGTTGTATTCCTAGACCGTTAAGGTGAAATTCCTTTCATTTTACTACTAAGACGGGCCCTTCAGGGGCCCATGCCTTAAACTCCTGGTTTAGAGATTTTCTTAACTTGCCTGAACAGCTAGTTAATTCTATTAATAAATTAGGAGGTAGAAAATTTGAGGAATTCACTGTAGCGGTTTCCAATAATAAGGAATTATTTTCTTCTTTGGTGATTCCAGGGAAAAGTTTACCCCGTCACCCGACTACAATTCGAAGATTATCTTCGTTTGCAGATAAAGAAGGAAAAACCCGAATTATTGGTATCCTTGATTATATGTCGCAATCTGTATTGAAACCTCTTCATCTTTATTTATTTAAAGTTTTGAAGAAGATTCCTCAAGATTGTACACACGATCAAGGTAGTTTTGTGCAGAAGATCCAAGATTGAGATATTTTCTATAGCGTTGATTTATCAGCTGCTACAGATCGTTTCCCAATTAAGGTTATATCATCTGTACTTCTAGGACACTTACCTTATTCTTACGTCTCTGCTTGAGAAGATATCATGGTTAATTACCCTTTTAAGGTTAATGATAACGTAACTGTAAGTTACGCTGTCGGAAACCCGATGGGGGCTTATTCATCATGAGCTTCTTTCGCAGTTGCCCATCATTACCTCTTCTTCCATATATGTCAAGAACTTGGCAAAGACTGAAAGTCTGCTAAGTATTGCGTTTTAGGAGATGATGTTCTGATAGGTGATAAGGACATAGGTGAAGCTTATCTAAACTTAATCAAACGATTAGGTGTCGATATTTCTTTGGCAAAGACCCATATTTCTAAATCTTTAAGTGAATTCGCAAAAAGAATTCATTATAAAGGTGAGGAGATATCGCCTTTTCCAGTCAGAGGATTGCAATCATGTAAATGTAACTACTTGTCAATAGTTAATTTATTTTGTGAACAATCTTTCCGAAATTGAAAATTCGATAACCTGTCCGAGAGTGTTGGAAGGTATTTCAAATTGTTTAAGAAACGCCCTAATAGCTATGCTAAAAGAGTAGTTTCAAAATCATTTGAAATTCAGCAAATTATACTTTACTTCTGAAAGCAAAAATCGGCTTTTGATGCGATAACATCAATTTTAAGGCAAGATTTGCAAGATGAAGTAAAGAGTTGAGAACCTATTGAGTCTCACCCTTTATGGGAGAAGCTCATTAGGAAATCAGCTTATGATTTGCTACAGAA